GCCAATCGGTGTTGGCGATTTCACCGAACACGGTAGCGGCGTAGAACTTCTGCGCCAACTTGCCAGACCAGAGGGCTGGAATGAACGTGCCGGAATAGGCTGTGCCGCCGTAAGCGACTTGGCCAGCGGGAGAGTTAAAACCGCCCGCGTTAACGGGGTAGGTTGCACCTGCGGTGATTGTAGACATGGCTACTCCTTTTTAAAAAAGCTTTGGTTGGTGCAGCCATGTCGAAGAACTACTTCTTAACGAATTCGTCCTTCTGCGATGGCCGCGTGGATTTCTTTTTCCATACGCACCGCTTCGTCGTTGTCGAGGTAGCCTCGTCTCCATTCTTCGTAGAACTGCGTAATCTCGTTTTGAGTGAAATTGCGCTTTTCAGCCGAATTTGTAGCCGGTGCAGGCGACGTGCGCGAGCGGGTCGGTGCGACTTGACTCTGAAGATTCGGCTTCGTCTGCTGGGTCTGTGCTGGAGCTACAGAGGCCTTGTACTGCCTGAAAATGGTGGCCGTACGGGCAGCGTCAAACGCTTCGTACGCATTGTTCAAGGCTACTTGGCGGGGCAAGCCATACACTGGGTCTACTTCAGCCAACCAGTTGAGGAACCCGGGGTCAGTGTTGAGCACTTCCCAGTCCGCAACGTGTTGTCCAAGTTGCATCAAGAAGCGGTCCTTGTCGGACACCACTTGACGCTCAGACACATTGCCTAGCTTGCCTTTTAGCTCTGCGATCTCCGACTGCAACTGAGTTTCACGATCACGGAAGCCCGCAATCTTCTGCTCGGTGGCACGGTCGATCAGATCAAGCAAATCAGAACCAAACGCTTCTTTGTCTTGTTCAGTGATAAGAGGCTTCGTCGATTCCTGCTGTGGCTCTGGCTTCTGTGCTTTCAGAACAGCGTTGTCAGCAATGAGTTGCTGAATCTGCGTGTTCATCTCGCGCATCTGCGCATGCAAACGTGGAACTTCAGCATCGTACTTGCCTTGCAAGCCACGGTACTTGTTCTCCCATGTTTCCTCTGAGACAGCCGGTTTCGGTTCGACCTCTTGTGAAATGTTTTGCGGGGTGTTATCAGGTGGTTGCGGTTCTGGGTCGTTGGGGGTAGGTTGGTCAGTGTCCGCGTTAGCGGGTTGCCCATTCATCTGCGCCACAAAAGCGTCCGCAGCATCAACTTGTTCCTGAATTGCACGAGGCAATGACATTTCGATCTCCTTCGCGCCGACTACGCTTCGGACTACGTCCTAACGCGCTCACGGTCTGCTACTGGTTGTAAAACTTGGTAATCCGCGCCGACTTTACGGTCTGCTTCTTACCTGCGGGTTTTGGATAACAGGACTTCGCCCTGCTCTACCAACTCAAGGATTTCCTTGAGTTCAACGGCACGGCCTTGCAGCCGAACCATTTGATCTTTGTCTTGCACGGTTACAAGGCTTACGAGAGTCTCTTGTTGTCGCGCTTGCAAAAATTCTATCAGAGGTTTGAACTCTGACGAGCGCAGCATCGTTAAACAACGTGCTACGCGTTCATCTACACGCGGCACTTACTTGCAGAGACCGTCGGTCTTTGCAGATTCTTGTGCTAACTCTTTGCCGCCACGCTTGAGCTTGGCGAAGATGTCACCGTTGCTGCCACCGGCACCAACAGCACCGCCTTTGCACATGCCGTCGGTTTGAGCAGAAGCTTGGGTAAGCTCTTTACCGCCACGCTTGGTGTCGGCTACAGGTTGAACTGCTTTCATGGAGAACTCCTTAACAGATGAGTGGATTATGTACGAAAATTTTACCGTGTCAACTACCTACACCGGGTGCAGGCGCAAAATTGTTAGTTACTGGTGCACCGTTTTGCAGTTGGCCAGTTTCTTTTTGCTGCGGAGCAGGTGCGCCAGGTGGGGGTGCCATCATCTGCGCTGCCTGTGCTTGTTGCATGCGGGCCTTCAAAATCTCCACGGGTGGGACGATCTTGTCGGGGTTCAGGTCGAGAGTCTTCGCGCCCTGGCGCAGCAACTCTGCGATGCCTTCGACGCCAACCACTTGCTGCACGACTGGGCTCGAGAGCGCGATCTGCAAGAACTGGTTTTGACGCATCTGGGCCTGCTCCTTGATGATGAGCGAAGCAGCGCCGCGAGCGATGATCTGCACGTCACCCTTCAAGTCTGGGTCTTCGGCGTAACGCATGTTGTAGAAGTACAGGCGCTCAATCACAGGCTCGATCACGTTCTTGTCAATGTTGGACACGACCTGCTTGATGGCCTTGCCTGCGTTGGACATGAGCATGCTCATGCCGGATGCTGTACGACCTGCACCGCCCGAAGGGCTGTCGCCGGTCATGTAGCGTGGAATGCCGGTGTACTCGTCGGCCAGGATGGAGAACTTCTCGTAGATCATCATCAACTCTTGTGCGAGTGACGATGGCTGGAAGAACTGCATTGGCGCGGCCGAACCGGCCATGGGGTCTGACGTGACCTGCCACACCTTCCAGGGGTACATCTGGGTGAGGTTCTCGCCCTGGGGCAAGCGGTCCACGTTGTACACCACCTGAGGGCCGGATGCGATGCCCATGTTGTTCACGAGCGCACGTGCGGCTGCGTTGCAGATGTCTTGTGTGTCGCGGCACAGGTCAGCAACGGAGTTGCCCCAGTACGCGCCAGGAATCTCTTCGTAGCTCGCCTTGTAGTAAGGCTTGCGGCCGAGTGGGTCTGGGTTGACCACGGCTTTGATGACCCAGTGGCCAATCACCCAGGCTTCGATGGCGTAGTCGAGAAGCGGGTCGGGGATTTCATGCTCATCCATGCCCCACTCACGCAGAACGGTGCCCTGGACGTTGCCCCAGAACTGGAGTGCGTCGATCAATTCACTGGGGTTCTGCTGCACACCCATCGTGGATTTGCCCTCGGCCGCAGCCTTGTTCATGTCCACGTAAATCCAGTCGCGCAGGCCACCGCGGCCGTACTCATCGAGCACTGCACGGATGGCACCATCGCTGTAGCCTTCAACGCCGATCAACGCTTGCAAGTCGGCGCGATGCAACTTGTGGCGCTCAATCAGGTAACCGTCTTCAACGGTCGATGCGTCAGGCGCTGGGTAAATGTTGAATGGGTCAACACGCTCCCACTCCATGGACAACTCATCACGCACGTCGAGTGCGTACTGGCCGTTCTGGCCAGGCACCCACTTCATCTTGGGACGCTTGCGGACGACGGGGCCCTTCAAGAACGCGCTGGGGAACGTGGTGATGTCGTCGAGGAACATGGAGAACGCATCGTGCCAGTCGCCTTCTTCCAACTGGTCGAACATCTTGTTGTCCATGTTGTCAGCCATGCGCTGAGCCATGTCCTTCAAGTGCGAGTGCGCCATGTCCTTCATCTCGAGCAAGCGTTCACGCACCTGCTGATCTGATGGCGGCTGACCAGCCATGTACAGGCTCTGCACTTCCATCTCGGCCTGCTGCATGATCGACGTGACGAGGTTGGGCGGCAGGTCAGGCATCGGTGTAGGAGTGATGGTCCAGGGCTTGTCTTCCGACGTGGTCACGAGGGTATCTCGCAGCCAGCTAGAAGCAGCACGGCACTTGTTCGATGTCAGCATCATGTAGATGGTCGAACTGCCCTGCTCACGCAACTGGGCCAACTTGTCTGGGTCGTACTCACCGCGACGTGCACGGAGAGACTTGAGCATCTTGAGTTCGGCCGTCTGCTCTTTGGCCATGCGAGCGGTCGTCCACTTCTGGCGGATGTAACCTGCTAACTGCTGAATCACCGGAGCCGCGTTGGCCTCTAATGCACGTAGGCGTTCTTCCTCTTGGAGAGCCTTCATGGATTTAATGGTGACGAGGCCCCCCGCCGAGACTACCCCCGGCGCGGCTGAGTTGGTGATGTTCAAGCCAAGTTGCATATCGGACTTTCAGTTTCCAGGGGTATACCTGCTAACAGTCGTTACGTCAAGTCCATACATAGTTGACCTTCTGGACTTCGACTGCTTTGCGCTGCCACGCATCCCCTGTGACGTTGCCGTCTGCATGCAAGCAGGCGTACTGGTGTGCGTCAGCGATGTGGGAGTGCGAGTTTTTCTCCGGCTTGTCGTCAGCTTCGCCGTTGGTCCGAATTTTATACCTATAACCGCCACGAAGTGCAGCAATTAAATGCGTACACGATGGGTCAATTAAATGGCCAGGTTTGCCATCCACCGAACGTGTGAGGAACTTATCGACTGCGTTAATACGTGCCACAACACTGTTGGACTTGGCTGGGACGACCCGAAACCCCTCTTGCTTGAGGATGTCAA